CATCAACAGTTAAATCAATATCATTATATATTTTTGCGTTTCTTGTAACCTCAACTGCATTACCATGTTGTTCCAACCACTCATAATACGCATCTAAAAACGTGATGAACGTAGGATGGTCTGATTGAACAAATTCAGGTAATTGTTCAGATATAACTGAAGATATCTTACCTTTGATAAGGTCGTTGTCGAGGTTGAATGCCATTAGTAACTGCTTCCACTACTACCGCTTCCTGAAGAACTTGAACTTGATGAACTAGACGAACCACTACCAACTGATATAGTAGAGGTTTGTCCTGCGGCACCTGTTCCTCCAGTCTTACTTAGTTCACTACTTGATGTAGTAATATATTCAACACCTGCAGAGGATTCTCCAGTTGCTACTTTATCAACGATTGTATTTACAACAACTGTCAATGGATTAATCATAAGAAGAATTTCACGAACACTCACAATATCATTAGAGTTAAGTGTTACAAATATCTCAACTTCACCACCATCAACAACTGTACTAGTGATATTTAGTTGGTCAATAATAATCTTTCCTGCGGCGTAATCAATAGCACCTTGCGTTGCATTAACAATAACTTTTGTTGATGAACCTTCTTCAAGATAATATGAACGAACATTACCAGCACCATCATCATCTAGATAAAGTGTCTGTGTTCTGCCAGCGATAGTGAAACCAGTTGATGATAAGTTAGTAGGCGCACCAGCACCTTGAGTAAATAACGGATTATAGAAATTTAACGTGTACTTACTTTCTTGATTTAGAATGGCATCAAAGTGTCTCTCACATCTAATCGTTGTGACGTTAGAAACGATACCAGGATCAGCAAGGTCAATTCTATTCACGAACTGAGAATATCTGAAGACACTATCAAAATTCTTAATGTCGTTCTGAGCATATGTTTCAACTACATTACGAACTTTAGTTGCTATCTCTGTAGAGGTTGCAGATGTAATGTTTGGATTCCAATATACATTGATTGTAGGTAAAATGCAGATATATCCAGCATCTACAATTTCTGGCGTGATTGATACCATCGTTTTACCTGCAAGATAGGTTGACTTAATAGCATTCTTTGTAGATGTTGTCAATGTTTTTCCTGTTTTAGGTTTGATTGCCATAAAGACTTTACCATAAACAGGTGGATCATTATCTTCACCGCCCCATACTTGCATAGTATCTACGTTATTATATAACTTAGGTAGAATAACTTTAAAGTCTTCTGCGGTAACTGCACGATTTTGTGATGAGTAATACTTAGGAGCATTAAATTTAATACTATCTAAAGTCTCTCTAGGACCACCATTCTGTGCATTAATAACTGTAGTAATTGTAGCATTAGTAGAACCACCAATTGCAGATTGCAATGTGAATTCTGAAGCACCATTAGGATCATCTTCATTACATACAACATACTCTAAGATTACGATATTACCATCTGCAAGTGCTTGACCTAGAACATCATCACCAAATGTTACTTCATAGTGACCACTCTCTACTGCGTCTAAGAAATACACTTTACTTAGTGCGCCAATATCTAAAATATTACTTGCTTCAGTAAATGTATTTTGTGTTATATCAGTTACGCTAGTTTGAATTGTTACTTTTAATGTGGTGATATCGATATTTGGTTCGTCTAGTAAAAATCTTTGAGATACAGTATTACTATCTTTAGTATATTGTAAGTTTAGAAGTGTTCCTTCTTTAACATCTAAGTTAGTGAATTGATAAACTCCCTCAGTAGGTGTAATAGTAGTTGCTGATAAGTTTACAAATTGATAGTTGGTTCCAGACACTCTTGCTCTAAAGACTGTACCCTTAGGCATAGTCAAAGTAGCAGGATTACCACTAGGGTTATTGACTGTTACGTTCAATCTAGCAGTAGATGAAACTGAAGAGCGAGGTGTGTATCCTAAATGTTTAGCAAGTGAAACGACACTATCTCTCTTGACGGCACTATCAAGAAACATCTCGTTTGCTACCATATTACCATATATTGCATTGTAGTGCGTATTATAAGATAATACATCTAACAGTGTATTCATCGCAGAACCTTCAAAGTTATAATCTCTGAAAGCATCTTGCGATTGCATATGAGTTTTTAAGTTTGTTTTAATTTCGTCAAAGTCGAGTTCTGTAACTCGTAGTCTTTTAGTTGTCTGTGCCATTAGCGTGTCCTTGTCAAGTAGGTTTCGAATACCTCTTGCTGTGTATGATTAACTACATAAAAATAAATTCTCACTCTATATTCATTGTTATCTGAACCATCTGTTACATCGACTTGCGTAATTTCTGCTCTAGGTTCGTGATTTTGTATAACTTCTTCTACTGACTTTCTAATACTTCTTTGTGTCATCGGAGTGTTATTTTCAAATAATAATCCTGCAACAGAGCAACCTAATTCTGGATGAAAAGGTCTATCGAAATAGTTTGTTTGTATTAGTGCTTTCATTGACTGCTTTACTGCTTCTACGTCAGTCTTCTTCGCCACATCACTAGTACTACTCAATCTAGTAAAGTTGAAGTCTAAGTCGCTAAAATCAGCAGTTTTTCTTGTTACAGTCGTTGCCATACTAGTATTTATACCTCTTATCCGCCAGCGAATACATTAGATGAACCTGAAGCACTCTTATTAGCAACCCACGATCCATGACCACCAGTTGCATCACCTTTTCTATGCACACCTTTATTATTCACAAACACTGTAGAACTACAACCGGTTGCCGGATCACCGCAACTAGTCTTATCACCTTTTCTTGTAGTCTTCGCACTATTCGTAAACACATTAGGCGAACCATCTGAGTATGCAGTTTGATGAAATGGATTTGGAGTTGGACTTGCATGACCAACGTGTTTGTCTAATCCAACTCTAGTTACCTCTGGCATTACTTACCTTGTCCTATATACTTCTTCCAACTTCTACGTTTATGTTTGTTCATTGTAGATGTTATAGGTTTTCTTCCTATAGAAGTACCTTTATATGTTCTCTCATGTATCGCCGTTGTCTGTCTTACTGTCTTTGCCATTATTTAGTCTCCTAGTTCAAGTTAATAATCGGTGCGTCAGCATCAATTTCTGATCCACCATTTAAATCAATTACGCTACTTGCATCAACAACAAAGTTTACGCACTTAGCACGAATGTCTTTAGTTGATTCCATATCGATATTACCTTCTGCCCTAATAGTTGCAGTACCACTCACATATATGTTAAAGTTTCCTTTTGTATGTTGATTATGGTCTTTCTCAATCAACAATTCATGTGTGCCTTCATTTAAAATTCTTATAGAACCATCAGGATGCATCTCAATAAAACTACCAGACATATGCTGTATGTTTATTCTTTCTCCGTTTGGTGTGTCATCTAGTTCGATAACATGACCACTTTCTGTTTGATTAACTCTATTGAATGGGTAACGTGCATTATATGGGTTAGACATTGTAGTCCACGTATCACTGCTATATGCAATTTTGTGTGCTGGATGTTCGCCTGATGCTAGATGTTCGTTCTTCTTTTTTAATAGTTTTGAATTTCTATCACCTCGTGATAAACGAGATGTATCAGGTTCTTCAATCTCAATAGGATGAGTTCCAGTAGGATCACAGAAACCTAAAGATGTATTAGGTCTTGTCATAGGGTATCCAGGAAACGATCCCATAACAACAGGTTCTTGACAACTGTTACCATCTCTGAACCACCCCATAACCCAAGACCCTTTGAGAAGTCCTGATGGAGAATGTCCAATCTGCGAAACTGAAGCAGATGTAGTTGGCATCATCACCATCGCCCACGGTAAATCATCAGTAGGCAAAGTTTCTTTGTCTTCAGTGTGAATACCTACACAACGAACTTTTACTCTACCTATTTGCTCTGGATCATTGTGGTCTTCAACTACACCTTGAAACCAAGTGAATCCATCGAATCCCATAACATTACGGTTCATGCTCATTCCTCTTATTTGTATTTAGACTGACAAAACATCACTTGTAGTTTTAAACCCTTTCTTACGCATTACTGTTTTTGCGATAAGTTCAAACTCTTGTGACTGTTTATCCCACTTGAGAACGAATGGCATATTTATATCAGTTCTCATATCTTTAAGAACACCTTCGGCATCTGGACCTAATTGAGGTATCTTCTTTCCATGTTTATTATATGTCTGCTTAAATAGTCTTGTAAGTTCTGCTGGTGTAATATCTTTCTTATTACGAGCATCATTTACTCTATCAATAAAATGTCTAGTAAACTCTACATCAATACCTACTTTTGCAAATAGTCTATCAGCAAACTTTTCTATTTGGTCTAGTTCTTGTTGAGAAATGTTTTCTCTGATACTTTTAAAACTACGCATTAGAATCCGTCCCTTACAATATTCATATCTACTTTATATGTTGCAGTTGCATTTCCTATGGGTTTGAACATATGAATGCAATCTCTAATTAAATATAGTCCAGTATACTTTTTTTGATATACATCATCATTACCTTCAATTTTTCTAATTGCAGGATAGTTAAACTCTAGCAGTCTGCCTGCTTCAATAAGATTAGTACCTGGTACTTGAAAGTTAGAAATAACCATATCGTTAATCTGGTTCATCATATGCTTTCTCATAAGTCCATAATCATCTGCCCATAGAGTTCTATCTCCAGGTTGATTTTTTATTAAAGAATGCATCTTCGATTGTCTCGGACTGACACTAACTTTAACATTAGGATCGTGAGGTTCAGGACCCTCTCCATAGTATTGTGGACTATTTGATAGTCTTGTTCTTTTAGGGTACTCACCATCCATTTCTTTAAAATAATTATACTCATTGGTAGTTAAAGATTTATGAAATATATCATGTGTTATATGTTTAGAAAATAAGTGACCATTAACAACATCTTCTCCAACATTCGCTCTAGTAAATACTCTGAAGTCATCGATATTTTGTGTAGTCTCACTACCTACCATACCTGATTGAGGTTTTCCGTCTGATCCATAAGTAGGTACACCAGGAATCTTAAATAAATAACCTTTTGTTAATTTTCCTTCTTTTCTATCTGATTTAGTCTCACCCATTGTATCAGTGATAGGTACATTTTTTCCTTTGTCGAGCATAGTTGCTAAAGATAGAAATCTAAATCCTGTATTAGTTTCAAAGAAGAAAAGACCAGGCATATCATCATCTAAATCTATTGCTTTATCGGTAACCCACTTAATAACTTGACTAGGTTTCCATCTAGGGCAAACTAATTTTAAGTTACCGGCAGACCCATCAAGAGCAATATTCTTTTTAGTACCAGAAGGACCATAGATATAATTATCAAACACTGTTTTAACGATATCTGAAGGCGACCCTTTGAAAGCAGTGCTAAGAGATGTGTGCATATTATGCCAACCTGCTTCACTAATTAGATTTAAAGTGAATGACTGTTTTCTCTCATTAATAACAATATTTTTTACTTTAGTAACTCTGAAGTATTGACTAATTTCAGTTTCTTTAGGTCCTTCTTTCACATTATATTTTATGTGTAAGATATTACCACCAATAATAGGGTAATCAGGAACCATGTCATTACTATCGTTTATTAAAATTTCTGCAGATTGAAAAGGCGTGAGTATACTATCGTATATTGTGAATTGAGCATATACATCTAATAAGTCTAAGAAGTCTTTTGATTTTTTTGTGCTTGGCACGTTATTGATATATGGGTGATACAAATCTAAAGCAAGTATCTGAACTTCACCTCCACCTTTCACATTTGCCATACTATGCTCCTATAATCTCATCAAACTCTTTTAGAAAATCACCTACTAATTCTGGTCGTAATATTTTAATTGTTCTCTTCTTCTCGTTTTCACGTTCTTCGTATTGACGATTGCTTACAGAAACACTAGGAAAGTTTTGAGTAGTACCTATACCAGTAACTAAGTCATAGAAATTTGCAGTAGTTTTAACCATAACAGATGTATCACCAGATGCTTGTGGTCTTTCTTTATGATGCTCTGCATCAGGATTTGTGTACTTTTTGTTTATCATCTTTTTAAGTTCACGCTCGGTTCTTGGCCAATCTTCATATACATCATGTATTTCATTTGTGACTAGAATAATCCAAGCAAGTTTTGATGAACTATAAAACTGATGTGCGAGAATATCAGGTCTCTCACCTTCTTGAATATCATAAGGGTCATATGCAAATATATTATCGGCGACCCCACCCTTTAATTTAACTCTACGAACAATATCTTTTGTGACAACGATTTTTTGTTCATTGACACCTGGTTTAGATATATCATATATCATATCTGGAAATCTGTTAAAGTAACTCATTTAGAAACCTTCTGCAATTCTGTGTTTGTGTAGTGGTTCAATCTCTCTAAAGTTCATTGTAATCTGAACTTCAGTAGGCATACCATTTCTCAATGTAGAAAAAACACCAGACGATGTGTAGTTAGTCGTGAAACTTGTTAGATAGCAAGATGATATCTTTTGTAGAAACTTATTTTCTTCATCTTTGAACATAAGAGATATATCAAACAAAGATGGGTAGTCATAAAACAACCCACTCTTAATGAGTTCTGGATGCATATGAAATCTAAATGTCTTGATGATGTTATCGATTGCGATTGCTTCTGCTTCAGACCTTGCCGCCATGTCATATACAAATGAAAACTCTCTGAATGCTACACTTTCAAATCTCTGTTCAATGTGTGGGTTTGAAACTCTTCGGGTAGTGACTTCCATTATATTATTTAAATTAACACCAAACATTTCTGGTATCTGTGCGACCGATTCCATTACAAGTCTAGCACTTTGACCAGCGAGTGTAGCACCATCTTCACCACCTGTATTACTAGTTGCTACTCGTCCAATAGCACCAGCAATAGCACCTAGTTTTGTTTCAGTATAGTTTGCCGCTGATGTTGAAGTCATTGTCTGAGGAACTGCAAGAGCGATTGATGAATTCAATTTTTTTAGATTTCTTGCACCTGCAAACATACCAGAAGTAAATTTCATAGTGGAAGCAAACGCCTTTTGTGCGCCTTGCTGAATAACTCCTGGTTCCTCAGCATTATCTGCTTTATCACCTCCAATAAAATCATTAACTCCCTTTGCAATAGTCGAACCTAATTTATCACCTGCTTTTCCTAACGCTGGAGATATTAATGAAGTGTGACCTTTCCATGCTTTAGGTTCACCTTTTTTACCATCTAATTGAAAAGCAGAGGACTCATCAAAAAAGATATCAAATATAACATGATTGTCTAATTCAGGTCCAGCATCAATACCCATATCAATAGGGTACGTTAAATTTTCCGTACCATATACTCTACCTGTTTTCTGAACTTCTCTTCTACTCGCACCGCTGTTGAATTTACCTGAGCGATGGTTAGAGTTTAATGCTGATGGTCTGGTGAGATAACTCATTTCGTCTCCGTCCTATAAATAGTATACTATAATGATTATTTATAAGAGATTTTAGCATGGCATACAAAGGAAGATATTCTCCTATCAATAAAGAGAAATATCAAGGTAACCCTACAAATGTTATTTATCGTTCTTTATGGGAACGTAAATTTATGAAATGGTGCGACTTGAATGCGAGTGTATTAAAATGGGGTAGTGAAGAGACTATTATACCCTACATTTCTCCTATAGATAAGAAAATACACAGATACTTTGTAGACTTTTATGTGCAACTTCAAGATAAGAATGGCACAATAAAGTCATACTTAGTAGAAGTCAAACCTAAGAAATACACAAAACCTCCATCTAAGACACCTAAGAAGAAGACTAGAGCATGGTTCTCTGAAGTTAAGAATTGGGGTGTCAACGAAGCAAAGTGGAAAGCGGCAACAGAATATGCTAAAGACAAGAAGTGGGAATTCATAATTCTTACAGAAGACCATTTAAACTAGCATAAATACTAGTATGGCAGAGATAAGAGTACTAGAAGAAATCAGAGCGGCGACTGGAGACCAGCGTAAGTCTGCACAGTGGTATCAAAACCAAGTGCGTCAACTTGTTGGAACAGTTTACAGTGGTCAAAAACTTATGAGTGATTATTCTGATAATTTGACTAATAGACTGTTACCAGGAAGAATGTATTTGATTAACTATATGAATCCTATCACAAAGGCAAAGTTGCCATACTATGACCAGTTTCCTTTAATACTTCCATTTAACTTTGAAGGTAATCTAATAAGTGCTTTGAATTTTCATTACTTACATCCAGTTCAAAGAATTATACTATTAGAAAAACTAAGCAGATTTAAAATAGGCGATACAGACATACAGACAAGAATTCGTGCAGACTGGAAGATACTGAGCAACTTTGCAAGGTTCAGAGAAGTTAGACCTGCAGTAAAGAAATATAGAACAGATGTAATCAAAGGTAGAAAACTTTTTATACCACCTGATGATTGGACAGTTGCGGCAATCTTACCAACGGAATCATTCAGAGGAAAAAGTAAACAAGCAGTATACTTAGATAGTAATAGAAAAATGAGGCAGAGACCATGAGCATAAACAATTTTTTAGCAGAAGTTCAAGGAGGCGCTGGACTAGCAAAGTCGAGTAGATACATGGTTATCATGGGAGTGCCTAGAGGAAAGTCAGCAAATAGAAACGGCGTATCATCAATGTTTGGTGAAGGCAATCTTATGAGCGACTTTACTCAAATGAATAGAAGTAGTAATGGTATGTATCTAACAAGTCTTTATTGTGAAGTAGCATCACTACCAGCATTGAACATTGATAGTAAATTAAATAAAGTATATGGTCCTGGTAGAGAGATGCCTTATGGTCGCAGTTACACACCAGTAAATTTTACTTACTACATAGATAGAGATTATATACTTAAAAAATATTTTGATACTTGGCAAAAAGCAATCTACGATGAAGACAGTGGACATATGAATTTTTATAACGAATACATTTGCGATATTCATATTCTTGCACTTGATGCAAATGATAATGATGGACAAAATGGTAAACCGTTGAAAGCAAAGTATCAGTGTACTCTTCAAGAATGCTATCCAAAAACTGTTGCCGAGATTGGATACTCAGCAGGAGGTGCTGAAGTACCAAGACTGAATGTTTCTATGGCATATAGAAAATGGACAGATACTACACTTTCAGAGGGATTAGGATCAGTAGGCGCACACGGACTTGTTGCAAGTACAAAGAGTTACGATCCTAGTACAGGATTGTTTACTACTGAAGGTTCGTCTGGAGGAGTTACTACATTTGCTAATGGACAAGAAGTAATAAGTTTATAATTAACAAGTGACAATATTAAGGAGAAATAATTATGGCACTACCTAGAATTGATGCACCAGAATATGAGTTAGAAATATATAATGGCGATATCATAAAGTTCAGACCTTTTTTGGTCAAAGAACAAAAAATACTTCTTCTCGCAATGGAAGAAGCAGGAAATTCTAATTTGATGAATGCAATTAAAAAGATTATTAATAATTGTACGTTTGACAAATTAGACATGGATACATTACCACTATTTGAGATAGAGAATATCTTTTTACGTTTAAGAGAAAAGTCGGTGGGCGAGAGCATTGACTTTAGAGTTAAATGTTTAGAAGAAGGTTGTGAAGGTCTAACAAATATACAACTAAATTTAACAGATGTTAAATATGATGCATCAAAACTTGTTGACAGTAAGATTAAAATCAACGATGACATTACCATTCATATGCAATACCCAACAATTAAAACACTTAGTAATGTTGATGTAGCGAAAGTTGATGGTAACTTTAACTTTCTACAGAACTGTATTGAAAGTATTGAAAGTGATGGTAACATTATTGATGCTAAGACTACACCTAAAGAGGAGTTGAAAGAATTCATCGAAAGTATGACTGCAGAACAGTTCGATAAAATTAGAACTTATCTGGAAGCAATGCCGAAGATTTCTACTACTTTAGATTATGTGTGTAGTACTTGTGGTAAAGAACAAACTAGAGAAATAAGTGGGTTACAAAATTTTTTAGCATAACCCTCTCGCATGATGAGTTAGTTAATTATATGCAAACGAATTTTGCATTGATGCAACATCATAAATACTCATTAACAGAACTAGAAAACATGATACCGTGGGAGAGGGAAATATATATTACTCTGTTGACCCAATATATTCAAGAAGAGAATGAAAAACAAAGACAGAGGAACGCAACATGACGGAAGAGATTAAAAAAGCAGGATTTCATCCAGCAGACACAAATGGTGATGGTAAAGTAACACCAGGCGAACAAGAGATGTATCTTGAATTTAAACGAAAAGAACTAGAGGATGCAGATGCGAGAAGAGATGCTATGAGATTTATGACATGGTTTGCTTTGATGGGAATGTTATTTTATCCATCAGGTATTTTGATTACATCATTACTAGGACAAGAAGTGGCGGCAAGATTGATTGCAGATATCGCACCGACTTACTTTGTCGCAATTTCAGCATTGGTTGCCGCTTATTTTGGAGCAAATGCTTACGCTGATAAAAAAAGTAAATAGGAACTAAAAAATGGCAGATATAAATTCACTAGCAGATGTAATTGAAAAGATGCAAGTAGAGAATGGCGTCAAGTTAGATGCACAGGTTACGCATCTTGCTAGTATGGAAACATATCTGCAAGACATCTTAGGTACACTCGCACCTCAAACTGATTTACTAGAACAAATTGCCGCCGCACTTGCACCTGATGCATTTGGTGCGGCACAAGCAACAGAAACAAATAGAGAAACATCAGATGGTGCGCCTATCATATCAGGTCCTGCTGATAACAGTCAAGTAGCAGTTGATACTAAAAAACCTACAAGTAAACTTGCAATGATTGGTGTTGCCGCCGCTGGTGCCGCCGCTGGTCTTATCGCCGCCTTTGCAGGATTCTTAGACTTTGATGCACAAAAAGTAAAAGACAAAGTATTAACACTTACAAGTATAAATGATGAAGTTTCTCTTACAGATATAACGAAAACTGTTTTTGCACTTACAACTCTTGGTGGTGGTCTAGCAATATTTGGAGTAGGTTCTGGAATAGCAGGTCTCTCTGAAGCACTTCTAAACTTTACTGGTAGCAGTAATTTTGTAGATAGTATTGTTGAGAACGTCAAGAAACTCGCTGGACTAGGTGCAGATATATCAATAGCAGATGCATTCAAAGCGGCACTTGCATTAGGAACAATCGGAGGTGGTCTTGCTATCTTTGGTATTGGTTCTGCAGTTGCAGGTTTAGCAGGAGCATTGAATAATTTTATGGACCCCAAATGGGCAGTAACTATTGTTGATAATGTAAAAAAACTCGTTGAAATTGCAGACATTGATTTTACTAAGGCAGTAAAATTCGCCGCAAACATGGGATTCATATCTGCTGGTCTTGTTATCTTTGGTATTGGTGGGGCAGTCGCAGGTCTTTCATCAGCATTAACTAATTTTACCGATCCTACATGGGCAAAAAGTATTGTTGATAATGTAAAAACTCTCGTAACTGTTGGAGATATAGACTTTAGTAAAGTAGTAGATTTTGCAACAAACATGGGATTTATATCTGCTGGTCTTGTAGCATTTGGTATTGGTAGTACTGTCGCTGGAGTAGGTGCCGCTATCGCTAAATTTACTGGCGGTTCTGATTGGTCACAAACTACAGTAGACAATGTTAAAAATCTTTTAACTATTCCATCTTTGCCTGGATCAACTCCTGCAGAAGTAGAGAGATTTAAAACTGTAATGTCAGGATTATCAGATGGACTAATGTCATTCGGTGCAGGTAATCTTGTTTCTTCTCTCACAAACGCTGGAGCAAAAATAGTAAATTTCTTAACGGGTAGTGAGTCCCCTATTACAGAAATGATGAATGTTGCTAGTAAAGCAGACGACCTAACAAAGGGCGCAACTGCACTAGAAAGAATTGAAAGTGCATTATCAAAATTGAGTGGACTTAAATTTGATGGCGGCGATATTAATATTAAAGATATGGCAGATGACTTAGTGGGTGCCGTGCCAGCAATCGAAAAAGCAATCATGGGTGGTAAAGCAGAGGGTGGTTTCTTTAAAAAATTATTCGGTGGAGAAAGTATAGAATTTAAAGGTCTTGCATCAGGTGAAGTAAATTTCGAAGAAGCATCAAAGAATATTAAAATGTTAAGGGATTCATTAGGTCTTGTAGCACCTGAACCAGCGGTACCAATTACAACTGCTGGTAATATGACCGGTCCACCAAACACACAATTAGTTGCTGATGGTGTTGTAGTTACTAAGTCAGGAAATAACTTACAAACTGCACAAGCAGAAAATAACGAACTAACAACTTTAGAAATGTTGGCAATGCAACAGCAACCAAGCGTGACGCAGATTAACAGTACCTCCTCTAGTAATGCGAGTACTACAACTGTTTCAACGAATAACATACATCATAAGTCAGATTTAACTCAACTTACGAATGTTGATTTCTAAGTAGATAGTTTATAGAAAAACCAAAATAAAAATAAAAGACCAAGACCAACAAGGGCAATAGCGACACTAATCTCAAACCATTGATACATTTGCTGTTGTCTTTGTATTCTTGCTCTTAGTTCTGCCTTCTCTTGGTCTTTTCTTCTCTGTGCCGCTTCTGCTTGAAACTTAATCCAATCTTGCCACATACCAGCACGTCCTGTGTAAATCATAAGTTCACGCAGTTCGTCTTCTTGTGCTTTGATTTGCTCTAGTGCAAGAAACTCTTCTAAATCAGATTTGTCTCCAGATGCTTTATTAACTTTTTTCTGTAAAGCACTCTTTGCGTCAAAATAGTTGATAATACCCTCACCCATTTGATGAAGTTCTTTACCATTTTGAATGAATTCTTTTACAGTGTTAAATGCCGCCGAGCATAGTGCGAGTTCTGCCAGCATGATTACCCCTTGCTAGGTTAAACATCTTATATCATACTGTAGGGAAGTGCGACCATATCAATCGTTACTACTATTTATAATGGTTCTCAATATCGGCATAAAAAAAAGAGGACGCAAGTCCTCTTTTCCTTAAACAACTGTTACTTTCTTCATCAAACGAAATCTAAGATTTCCTCAAACTAGTATAAGAGTAATCTGATAAATGGAATAACTTCCGTTCTCCTATTGTGTTATGTTAGTCATCGCTGGCAAGTTTACTGAAGTATGACATTGCTTCATCATCTTCATCATTGCCTGATGATTGTGTCACCTCTGGTGCAGTAGATTTCGCTTCTTCTACCCATGGTGCTTTATCCACACTTGCTGGTGCTGGCGTTGTTGCCACATAGTTGTCAGCAGGCGTGAAACTTTCTTGAGATGCTCCTTCTAAGTTAAGAACCAAATTAAGTTTTGATTGCAACTCATCATAAGACTTGAAGTTTGATGATGCAAGAAATTCTTGCAACTTATATTGTGAGTTCCACAATGCTTCAATCTTAGCATCATCACCTTCGAATACAGGTGATACGGAATCAAATTCAGATTTATCGTAGTTAGTAAAACCTTCTACTTTTCTAATCTTCAATTTGAAGTTTGTACCTTTCCAAGGATCAAATGGGTTGATAGGACTTTCGTCTTCAAACTGTGGTTTCATCTGATCCATAATCTTATCAAAGATTTTCTTACCAAACTTGAACAGTTTCACTTGACCTTCATTCTCAGGATGCTTAGGATCAGAAACTACTAAGACGTTAGCGATATAAGAAAGTCTACGCTTCTGCTTTCTCGCAATGTCTTTGTTCGCTTCAGTACCAGAGTTCCATAGTACAGAGTTATGCTCTGCAACCGGGTCTTTCTGATTTAGCGTAGTGAGAGAATTCTCAATATACCATTTACCAGTAGGACCTTGAAACCCATGATTGAAGATACGAACCCATGGTAGTTCTTCACCTTCACTCTCTGGAAGGAATCTAATAACTGCATAACCATTACCAGACTTATCTAGTTCTGGACGCCAGAAGCGTTCATCTTGATTGCTGTTGTTAGACTTTTGGGGGGTATTTACTTTGTCTACTTCTGTTAGTAGACGGGAAAGATTGTCGTTAGACTTCTTTAGTTGTGCGAATGTACTCATATGTTTTTACCTCGTATGTACGTTATATTGCGTTGTATAAGTTTATCTTATCCACATAATCATTATATGTGACTATTTATATGACTTTCATCATATTTCTGTATTCTACTATACACTATTACCTTGTATTTGTCAACATCAAAATCAAGAAAAGGTCGGTACTTGACTAACTTTCGCCGTTCTTCTTTCCAGAAGAAGTCTTCGCCGAGCATCTTGTCCCAATATGACAAGTAGTTGTTAATAGCATCTAGTATAAGCATCGTTTCGATTTTAACATCGCCACGACTGTACATTTGTAGTAGCAGAGGATGTTGCTCATCTTTTACTACAAAGCATTTGTCGAACTTGTTGATGTTCTCTTCTTCAAGTTCTGAGCAAATTTCTTCTAGGTCGTTAGTCAAGTTCTTTGTTAAACTCTGTAAACGACCTCTCCAGATATTGTATACTTGTAGTGCTTCTTCATAAATGAAAGCACCACCCCACCGATTACCATCTACATGATTAGCAATCAGAAACTTTGGTAGTTCATCTTCACTAAACTCTTCTGCAAGTCTCTTGAAGTTAAACTGGTCAGACCTTTTATAAAAGGTTTCGTCTTTTGTCTTGACTGCACCTCTGGTCTTTGTTATATCGTATCTATCTGTCGTGAAGTGTAACTTGAAAGCAAGGTACACATTAAAAGCATCAAATTCATTCATCGATAAGGTTTGCCGCATATCCATCCTACTAAACTATAACGAGTACCCTCTGTTACGGGAGTTACTCTATGAAACATAAAACTAGGGAACACTATAGCACATCCTAACTTAGGTGTCAAGACTTCTGTTCTATTTTTTTCGTGTGGTGCCCCCACTTCAAACTCAAAGTTGCCACCAGTGTAATCAGTATTTAAAATGATAGAAAAACTAATTTTTCTTATCTTACCTGCTAGTTCTTTAGATACGTCATTAGAAGAGTAAGGGATGCTTCTCTGGTCGGCGTGCCAATCATAATGTTGCTTCTTACTACCTTCATACTTCGTAAACTGCAAGTCTTCAATTATATCATAATCAAAGTTCCAGTTATTGTTAACATTCTCTAAATATATCATTTGAAGTAGAGGTT